GCATACACGCTGAATCGTGTAGCACTTCTCGACTTGGTTGATAGTGCAACGTCCGGCACGTTGATCGCTAACTTGCCGCCGTACTCAACTAGCACTAGGTTCTCAGCAGCATTTGCTCCGTGGGTTACGATACCGGGAGTGGTTGCTGGTTCTACGAGAAGTGTGCCACCGTCTGCGTTGATCGCTGGTTTGATTGCGTCTAATGATCCTGCACTTGGTGTGGACGCTGCATCCGCAGGTAATCAGGGTGTTTCAAACTATGCGATTGATCTGTCACAGCCTGATTGGGACGATCTTACGAGACAGTCCTTGAATGCTGCGGGTGTGAACGTCGTTCGCAGAATGTTCGGTTCGATCAGGAACTACGGTTGGCGTAGTCTTGCCAATCCTACCACTGATCCTGGCTGGCTGGACGTTGGTAACGCTCGTCTGTTCAATCAGCTTTCTGCCGAGTTCAACGCTATCGGCGAAGGCTACGTGTTCCGCAACTTGACTCAGGACACTATCGACGAGTTTCACGCTGACCTCGTTAGTAACCTGCTAGATCACTGGAGTGTTGGTGATCTGTATGGTTCTACTCCCGAGTCTGCGTTTACCGTCGATACAGGCCCGTCTGTCAATACTCCGCAAACGCTCGCTAACTTGGAGCTTCATGCAGTTTGCCAGGTTAAGATGACTCCGTTTGCAGAGTACGTGATGATCCAGGTTGTCAAGCGTCAGATAGCTGACAATCTCTCACCCGTCGCTGCGTAAGGAGGTGAACTAAGTGGCTCATGGTGACAATCCTACCCGCCAAGATACCTTCAAAGTTTGGTTGAAGGTTGGAGAACAGGGCTTGGGTGTGTGGGACAAGAAAACTGGTGGTGAGCTTGACTCTGATGAGTTGAAGTATTACCCCGGTAACATGGCACCTGCTATCTCACTCGGTGGTAAGAAACTTCCGGGTAACATCACACTACAGCGTGAGTTTGATGGGCAGGTTGATGGTGATTGGCTACCGTTCCTGTATGGTGCGGTGGGTAGTAAGCGTGCTACCATTCATCAGAAGCCGTTGGACTTTGACGGTAATGGGTATGGTAAGACGGTCACATGGCATGGAATCTTGAAGAAGGTTCAGGTTCCTGACCATGACTCAGAAGGAAATGCAGCGGCTCTTATCGAACTGGAGATAAGCGTAGATAAGGTGCCTACTGCTGCATAAGCAGTTAATTAGCTCAAGGAGAGAGCATGGAACATGATGAGCTAGGCAAAGATCCTCAGCTCACTCAGGAAGCTGAGCCTACCCCTGTGCAGGGGTTTGAGAATGGGGGCGCGCCTACCCCATTCTCAGAAGCTTCGATAGTTGATCTCTTGCAGCAGGATATGCAGGAGATTGCAGCAACTAAAGAAGTGTTCATACCCATCAAGGGCTACGAGCGTAGTGGTATTCAGGTGTGTTACCACTTGCCTGAGCGTGGCAAGGAACTGAGTGACCTCGCTCGTAAGGTGGAACGAGAGGTAAAGGACAACTACTCTCGTAACATGACAATCGCTATAGATACCATGATTCACCTTTGTTCAGGTATCTATTGTCAGCCTGAGAACACGCCTGAGCCAGTGATACTAGATCCCGAAGATACTGGTTTGCCAGTGGGATTCGATGCTGAATTGGCTAAGCTGATGGGCATGGGTGACGAGGTTCAATCGGCTAGGCAGGTTGTTCGTCGGCTCTTTGGCAACAACGATATGGCTATTCTCGCACACGCTGAAAGGCTACAGCGATGGTTGGCTAACACAAAGGCTGATGTAACTCTCGAACTCTGGCAGACAACGGGGGAATGACTGAACGGATCAAGGAAGCTGCACAAATGGCTGCTCTCGGACTTGATCCGTTCAGGTTCCTCGAATCGAGAGATGTCTTTGAACGAGCGTTGTTGATGGAGCTACACAACCAAACGTTGGAAGTGAAAAAGACGATGGATCACAACTTGGCTGTTGATATAGCCAACATGGTTGGGCAGTTGTTCAAGCGTTAATGTTTGGCGCACTTTCATCGGCGCATCAAATCTTGGTTCTCCTTGCTCTAAAGGGAGGCCCAGAGTATGCTGCCAAGATGGAGGCTGCTACTGCCGAAACCAATATGTTTGGCAGGGCGTTGGTAAAGAACGCAGCAGCCATGAGGTTGAACACAGAACGAACGTGGATGCAAAATCAGGCCCTGTTCACCGCCAGACGTTATCTGTTCTATACAACTCTGGCGGTGACGGGCTTAGCTTTTGCAGTTGCTAGACTTGGGTTTCAATATCAAAACACCATACAAACGGCGAAGGTCGCACTAGGGACTATTCTGCCCAAAAAGCAGCTAGATGACGTACTCAGCCAATTGTATAAGATATCTACGCTGTCACCGTTCTTGTTCCAAGACACGGTACAGGCGTTCAGAATGCTTTACCCCGCGTTCCACGCTGCTGGTATTAGCGCGAAAGACGCAATAGATTCAATTCAGGCGTCAGCCAATGGTCTGGCTGTAGCTGGTAAACTGTCTACAGGATCGCTTACTCGCGTTAGCGTACAGTTGCAGCACATGGCCAACATTGGTAGGCCAACTGGTCAGGTGCTAACTGCGCTAGCTCGCGATGGTTTGCCAGTCTATCCTGCTCTGCGTAAGGAACTTGGGCTGACTGGCGCATCGTTGGCTAATCTAGCTTCGTCAGGCTACACAGCGAAGCAGGTAATCGAAGCTTTGAACAAGTATATGATTACCACAGCTCCGTATGCTGGTGCAGCCATGAGGATAAGCTTGCACACGCTGCAAGGTAACTGGCAGATGTTCAAGGATATTCTGGCACAAGCTGCTGGTCGTGCGGAAGGTGGCATGTTCCAGGGTTTGACCACAAGACTTGCTAAGATCAATCAAATACTCGCTGTCCCATTCTTGAAGAATCAGAGGATCGGCATATACATGGTGGCAGACGCCATTGACCGATCTCTTACACCAAACACGCATATCATCATCAACCTGTTTATCTTGTTTGCCTCGACTCTCAAGATACTGGTGTTTGAGTTCTGGTCGCTGTTTGCAATCATAAGCCTGCTACTCAGGCCACTCGATTACTTCGCTAGTCTGTTTGGACAAAACTGGGCGATGATGAAGCTTTTGGGTGGTGCCCTCGGTACACTCATATTCCTGTGGACTTTGATGTGGATAAAGACCGCATTGTGGAATGCGGCTGGAGAAGCTTCTATTGCCATAGGTTACGGGCTAGCGGCAGCACAGGGAGTATGGACAGCTATCGTGTGGTTGTGGGATGCCGCTCAAACAGCCGCTATTCTTCTGCAAATTTGGTGGAATCGTGAAGTCACTACAGCAAGACTCATGATGATTCTAGCAACGGGAGCTACTATAGCTTACATGGCGGCTATGTGGTTGTGGACAGCAGCGACAGGAGCAGCGACAGCAGCACAAACGGCGCTAGATGCAGCTTTGTGGGCTAACCCAATCGGACTAGTGATCCTGGCTGTATTGGCTCTTGCGGCAGGACTGGTAATTCTCTACTTCAAGTGGAAGTGGTTCCACGATCTAGTGAATGCAACATTCAAGTTCTTGTGGAGTCATCCGTGGGCTGCTGCGTTGATACCGATAGTGGGTCAGTTGATTATCATGGCTAAAGTCCTTGATGAGATTTACAAACACGCTCGCGGCATAGCACAGTTTGCTCAGCATCCGGTTAGAGGACTAGAACACGCCGCTCATGGTATAACTGGTGGTTATGGATGGAAAGACTGGCAATTCTGGCTTCCACATTCTACCAACTGGCGTGATTACATACCAGGCCTCCAACATGGCGGTATGTTCAGTAGTGGTGGTTTTGCTATGGTTGGTGAGCGTGGGCCTGAGATAGTGCATCTGCCAGCTGCGTCAGTTGTGCAGCCATTCTCGGCAAACATGATGAATGGCGCAGGACTAGCTATTCACGTCTATCCGCAGGACATCTACCTAGACAGCAAGAAGATTGGGTCTGTCCTTGCTACAGCTATCACTGATAGGGAGGCTAGACGGTGAGAATCTGGATTTACGAGGCTCAGATCGTCAGGCACGTAGATGGTGATACTACGGTCATGGATATTGACCAGGGAATGAATCAGTGGGCACATAACCAGTATGTGAGGTATGCTGGTATCAATGCCCCTGAGATAAGTGGCCCAGAGAAGCCACAAGGTGATGAAGCGAAGGCTTACTTGGAGAGCCTGCTAGCGGTGGGTCAGCAGGTGTGGCTCGCCACTATTGAATATCATGAATTTGAGAAATACGGGAGAGTCCTGGCTGTCATTTACACTGACGAGCCGAAGAACATTAGTGGTACTCTCATTGATCTGCTGCCTGGGTCGATCAACGAAGAAATGGTGGATACCGGACATGCTGTACCTTACTTCCCTGAGGGTAACGTGTAATGCCTTCGCAATTTCAGAAAGATAGGGCATCAGCGGCGCACGTGAAGTTTACGTCTACTAAAGGCACGACGTTGAGTGTCCTAGTTGGTGACAACTCTCCTAATCTCACCAACGGCGTGACTACGTGGGATACCGTACCTAGACCTAAGCGCACGTCTCTTACTAGGTATACGGGTAGAACGCCATTCTCACAGGATATCCCCATCTTGTTCGATGGTCTTACAAACGATCCGCCTGACGACAATCAGGAGGGCCGCATACACAAGCTGATTACTATGGCTAGTGGCCCACACTTGATTTCGTTAGATGGACACGCTCTGAGGACTGACCTCGATTGGGTGTTTTCTGGCATAGATTGGGATA